TCGACCAGATACAACGACGACCTCTACAGCTTCGCCGTTCGTGCTGCCCCCCGCACCCTGGCGCTCTTGTGCGGCGGAACATCCCTGGATAAGTTCCGCCTGAAGTTTTGCATCACGCAGATGAAGAAGTTCCCCGGTGCCCCCTTCCCTGTCCAGGTGACAGTGGGCAACAAGAACACCTCTCTGCTGAACCAGATGTTGTTCGGTGGGGGAATGGCTGTACGTCGCAGCATGGCGTCTATCTGGCCTGACATGCCCCCCGTCACAACAACCCGCCTGGAGGTTGACCTTGAGGTTGACGAGGCCCTGGAGCAGTCGCTCAGTGAGCTGGATGACATGACCTCGCGTCAGTTGGAACAGGCCATGGCAGAGAACAGCCCGACACTGGCCACGGCGAGGCGTCTGCTGGGGTGCGCCAAGGTAGGTGCCGCAGTGGCCGAGATCGACGACCGCATAGATAGCGGTGGCTACGGACCCATGCTCGTTGGCGCTTGGCATACCAGCGTCATAGACCGGCTGAGTACGGATCTGAGCAACCGCAGGATAGGGGTGATCGACGGTCGTACAAGCCACGATGAGAGAGGGCGACTGCAAGATCTGTTCAACGCTGACGCCTTGGATGTCCTCATCTGCCAGATAGCAGCAGCCGGGGTCAGTTTGAACCTCCAGTTAGGCACCTGCCGGAATGTAATCTTTGTCGAGGAGGACTACAGCCCAGCGATCAATGACCAGTTTGTCGCCCGCATCCATCGCATAGGGACGGCGGCTGACAGTGTCCATGTCGATGTCCTTACGTCAGACACCAAGTTGGACAAGGCCATATACCGGATATCAGCCAACAAGAAGGCTGGTCATGTAGAGCTTTTGAAGGAGCTGGTGTGACATGGATGACATTATCAAAAGGATGCTAGAGACGGGAAGTGCCGCCATCGAAGCGCGGAAAAAGTTCACCGTCGATAGGTCGGAGTGGGCCAACGCCTCTGAGATACACGGCTGCATCCGGCGTCAGGTGTTCGCTAAGTCCGGGACCAAGGGAGATCCGCAGGGATGGGGGTATGCCAGACGGGGTAACGCTGTGGAGGCGTACGTCGTCGAGTGCCTGACAGCCGCCAACGCTCCTCTACTCCACGCGGGAGCGGATCAGGTTTGTCTTCAGGACACTGCGTCAGGGATCAGCGGCACACCTGACGGCGTTCTGGCGTTCCCTGAGGGCTGGGTGGGCATCGAGATAAAGTCAATCGACCCCAGAACCAACAGGAACAACCTTCCGAAAGCAGCCCATGTCACCCAGTTGAAGGTGTGCATGGGCCTCCTTGGCACACTGGCTCCGTCACCTCTGCTCTACGGATACCTCATCTACGTTGACGCCAGCGACTTCGACCGTGTCGATGTGTACCGGGTAGACGCTGACAGCGACATCCTGCTGGCCTTGTCTGGTAGGGCGTCCCAGATCCTGAACGCATCCGGTGTCGATCACCTGGACCGAGAAGGTAAGCGTACTGGAGAGTGCAAATACTGCCAGTTCCGCTCGGTCTGCGGCGTCACCGTTGAGGACATCTCTTCCACCCGTAAATCGGTGGTCAGGGGGTCTCATCTGGACGAGGTAGCCCAGAGATACCTTGAGGTGAAGGAGGAGGCGGACGCGCTGGACAAGGAGAGGGTGGATCTTAGAGAGACTATCCTTAGTGACCTAGTCAGTCGTGGTGTTAGCAAGGTCACGGTTGGGGATCTTCTCGTCGATCTCCAACAGGTGAAGGGCCGCGTTACGTTAGATAAGGCGGCTGTCAAGGATGCGGGGATAGACCTGTCCCCGTATGAGAAGGCTGGCGCTCCTTCGGAGCGCCTGACTGTTCAACGTATCTAAACTCAGAAGGGACTTTATAGATCATGACCGAGAAACCGATAGACGTTAACGCTCTTCGCTTGACGGATAGCGACCTCACAAAATTCCTGGCCACCGCTAGGCTACCGGCGCTGGCCCCCATGTCTTCTCAAGAGATCGGGGAAGCCTTCTCGTCTGTGTCAGGCGGGGCATCGTATTCGCGTAGCTTCATCAGATTCAACGGGAAGACGGGGGTGTATTCGGTCGGTCGGCAGAAGCAGCCGATGGACCCTGACGCGGTGTGGTTGCTAGAGCCTATGTCTATGCTCACGGGGTGGGTCTGCTGGAAGGCATCCAAAGATGTGCAGCGTCACTCTTGGGCGACCGTTCGGGACCGTACTGACCGCATCTCGGAGGACAAGCTGGAGGATCACGGCCCGTATCGAGATAACCTGGGAGAGGGCTGGAAGGTTATGCGCGGATTCGGGGCCTTGGAGTGTGCCCCCAGCGGTCTTCAGTATGAGTTCTCGACCACATCCCTTAGCGGCTGCAATTCTGTGCAGGACATACAGGACAGCATCCGTGACCGGGCCGTCGCCGGGGAGCATCACGTTCCGCTGATACACTTCCGCAGCGAGATGTTCGTGGCGCAAGACGCGAAGAACTACAAGCCCGTCTTCTTGCCTGTGGCGTGGATTGGTCGGGATGAGTTCTCATCCTACCTGTCAGGCGACACCAAGCTGGAAGACCTTCTGAACGGGAAGCCCTCTTCCCCTAAGAAGTCTAAGTAGACAGAATTGACCCCCCAGGCTGCTCATCGCTTGGGGGGTCAGTTCTTTAGTCAGGTGATTCTGTTGCGTGTTTTGTCTGTTCCTGGGGAGGTAACATGACCATAGGTACAGACCACAGGTACGAGCTGGTGTCAACCAGACCTCGCCTGGAGCAGGTTGTTCGCCGATGCAGAGAGCTTGGGCAGACGGCTCTGGACTTCGAGACGACTAGCCTGTCCCCCGCAGACGGGGAGGTTAGGCTCGTCTCTCTGTGCAACGAGGAGATCCACGCTGTTGTGGACTTCTGGGCCATTAAAGGCCGCTTTGCCGGGTGCGCCAGTCTCTTTGATTTCGGGTCTTGGGTGGTGTTCAACGCAGGATTTGAGAGGCGCTGGTTCCAGGCTGCGGGAGTGAAGCGCCTGGACATCCTGGATGTCGGTCACTTGAGGCGGTCGGTTGTAGGCGGCGGCGTGTTCAGGCTCTTGGACATGGCTAGGTGGGATCTGAACCTTACCATGGACAAGGAGCAGCAGTTGTCGGACTGGTCGTCTCCTGACCTTACACAAGAGCAGTTGGACTATGCCTACCTGGATGCGGATGTCACATGGAGGCTGTGGCGGAAGTGGTCTAAGGCGCTAACTACGGATCTTGGTTGGCAGGGTTTTAAGGTGTTCAACGACATGGTCCCGGCAGTCATGGAGATGGAGGACACCGGGATATTCTTGGACAGGAAGGCGCACACCGTACTTCTGGCGTCCTGGGAGGCCGAGAAGGTGGCTAGGGTCACTCGCATCAGGGAGCTGGTCGAGGATAGCGATGTAAGGAACATAAACTCCGGTCGGCAGTGGTCTGAGTACTTCTCTAGGATCATCCCTGATCACTTCCTGGCTGGCTGGCCGAGGACGGAGAAGTCGGGGGATCTGTCCGTCACGGGGGTTGCCCTCAGGGGTCTTGCGGGGAGGGTTCCAGGTACGCCTCTGGAGACCCTCTTCGATGCGCTGGCCGAGTACAAGACCGTCACGAAATACATATCCAGCTTCGGCCAGCCCCTGCTGGACAAGGCGTCTAGGGACGGAAGGCTAAGGGCTAGGTACAACATAGGAGCAGCCATCACAGGTAGGTTCAGCTCTTCCGGCCCTAACCTACAGCAAGTGCCTAGAGACAAGGACATCCTGGGGGTGTTTACCAGTGTCAGGAAGTCGTTCGTGGCTCCCTTGGGCAGGCTCCTGGTCTCCTTAGATTACTCTGGCATAGAGCTTCGGGTTCTCGCCCTCCTGTCAGGGGACAAGCAGCTATTAAAGGATATGGTTGAGGGGGATGTTCACTCAGAGGTTGCTGCTGTTATGTCAGGCTCTCCGATAGATAGATCTACCCCAGAAGGGAAGTCACTTCGCCAGTCTGCCAAGGCAGTGAGCTTCGGGATCGTGTACGGGGCCGCTGCGTCTGGTCTCTCTGCCACCATGCGGACGGACGAGGAGCGCGCCCAGGGGTACATAGATTTCTGGTCCGCTAGATACCCCGATGCGTTCCGTTATCGGTACACCATGCTGGACGAGGCTGTCCGTACCGGAAAGATACGCTGTGTGGATGGCGGGTCCATAGAGGTTGGATACAAGCCAGCCCTTCCAAAGCTGGCTAACTACCCTGTCCAGAGAGCGGCCTTTTCCGTCATGTCAGGGGCCTTGGTGGCGCATAAGGCTAGCCTGGATACGGAGAGGGCGGCGGGGAGACAGCGCATGACGCGGATGATATCGACGATCCACGACGCGATAATCGACGAGGCGTCCACACAGGACGCCGCTAGTTGCTTGGAGCTTATGCGAGGAGCAATGGTGGCAGGGTATCTAAAATACTTTCCAGGCGCACCTACGGAGAGGCTTGTAGAGGGCGGCATAGGCAAGAGCTGGGGAGAGTTGGCGTGACACAGGCCGTAATTTTTAGGGAAAGGTACTGACATGTTTAATGACGAAGAAAGAGCGGCACGACACGCCGAGGCCCAGGTCAGGTACAAAGAGCGTAAGAAGAAGTCAGGATACACCCTTCACTCCTTATGGGTTCCTGCTGGCCAAGACGGAGAGTACCTGTCCGCTGTAGCCGAGTTACAGGCTAAATGGGAAAAGGCTGCCCGGTTTAACGCTAAGGACGCAGACGAGAGTCAGGGGGTTCTTGATTTGAGTAGTCCTGTCGCAGAGGGGGTCTGACTATGCAGGACGTAGTGGACACACTGAGGGCCAGGGCGACAACGCACGGTGATTTCGCCGAGGTTGCGAAGGTATCTCAGAAGTTGAGGTATTATATGGTGGCGTCATCAGAGACGTATCTGACCAACGTCCAGAAGGAGGCCCTTGGGATGATAGCTACGAAGCTGGCCAGAATAGTGTGCGGAGATCCGAATAAGGCGGATCATTGGATGGACATAGAGGGGTACGCCAGACTAGTTCGCGAAGACCTAGGGCGTAGGTGATCGACACCGCTTCGCGTATCCAGCGGTGATGGCGACCGGGGTGCTGCTGCCCTGCGGTGTCCCGGTCGTCGGTTTTCCAGATTCTGGTCCGTCGTCAAGCTATGTGAAATGAATGATCGGGAATGAGATGAAAACATACGCAGAAGTGACCACAATCCCAGCCGGGTCAATCGTCACCTGTGTCAGAGGCCATCCGCTCTACAGGATCGTGAGCGATGTGACGCCCGACACGATTTTCGATTCAACACAA